CACCACGCTGGCCCGGCGCAAGCGCCTGCACAAAGCCAGCCTGTCACTATACCACGCCGCCGGCGGGCATGTCTGGAATGCGAACGAGGCCGCCAAGCAACCGATTGGCGACGGGACAACGATCACCACCGGCTGGGTGGATGTGGTGCCGGATTCTGGGCATCTCGATGAGGTGCAATTCCGCCTGCACCACGCCGCGGCGCAACCGTTCATCTTGCGCTGTGCCACGCTGCGTTTCCAACTTCATGAGAAGTAGGCTTTCCCCTCTTCAATCCCAAACCTTCCAACGATCATCCACACTCTTCCCATGATCTCCATCCGCCCCATCGTTCTCGATTCCGATGGCCGCGTTTCCCATCAGGAGTTTTTGCTAGTTTCTCCCTGGTGGGAAGCGCGGGGTGGAGACTCGCCCACGCGCGAGATGCTGCCCGGCTGCGGCGCGGTGGCGGAGTGGAATGGCCACCCGATTGCCTGCGCATTCATGTATCTTGACGCCACCGGCTCCGGTGTGGCGTGGCTCGCATGGTTGGCCAGCGCTCCGGGCACCTCCGCGCACCGCGTGGGTCGCGCGTTCCGCCATCTGTTCTCGTTCCTCATGGGCGAGGCCCGGCGCATGAATTACTGGCTGGTGAATGCCACCTATCATCACCCGTCTCTGGTCTCTCTTCTGAAACGCCTCGGCTTCCAAACCGGGGACGTGGGCATGGTGCAACTTTTCAAGACCGTCTGAAATGAAACCCAAACACTCAATTTTTCCGCGCATGATTTATCTTTCCGGCAGTCCTTTTCCGTTCAGCTCTAGCGGGTTCATGCTGATTGATTGGCGTTCCGATCGCATTCCTCCTGAGTGGGGAAACACCTTGGAAATCTCGGACAATTCCAAACTTCAAGATTGATATGGGAGTCGCCGCAATAGGACTGATCGGAAGCGTGGCCAGCACTGGTCTGGCGATCTACGGCCAGCACCAACAGGCAAAGGCCCAAGAGGCCGCTGCAAAGTATAACAACCAACTCGCGCAAAACGAGGCGACGAATCAGGAACTCCAGACGGCGGAGGCCATCAAGCGCCAACGGCAAAACAACCGCTCCGCTCTGGCAGACATCCGCACACGTCTTTCCGCATCCGGCGTGCAAGCGGACACCGGCAGCGCGCTGTCCGTGATGGGTGAAGCCGCCGGCCGGATGGAAATCGACATCGCGGACGCTGCCCGCCGCTCCGCCATGCAGGCCGCGAGCCTGCGCGCCCAGGGCCGCATGGGTCTGTGGGAAGCGGACCAAGCCGCCGCGGCATCCCGGATCAACATGCTGGCCACCGGCATCAAGGGCGCAACCTCCGCCTTCGGCATGTATCAAGAGGGCAAATATCAGGGACTCAACTACCGCATCGGCCAATGATCCGCCTACCCGACATCCCCGGCCTGACCGGTTCCGCCATCAATGCCCCGGCCGTGCGCGCCGGTGCCGTCGCCGCCCCGGCGGAAGCCTTGGGAAACCTCGCGCAAGGCATCGCCGATGTTTCGGAGCATTTCCATTCCACGGCGCTCCAAGTGCAGAAGCAGGAAAACGCCCGCACGCTTTCCGAGAAACGGCAACAACTCGCACTGGCCTACGCCGATTTTCAAACCGGGCTGCAAAGTGATCCCGATCCGGCATCCCGGAACGAGAAAACCACGGCGTTCCTCGGCCAGTGGAAAGGCCAAATGGATGACGGCAACCTGCCGCCCGCCGTGCGTGACCAACTGGTGAACCATTTCGATGAATTTGCCACCCGCGCAAAAATCCGCCAGACTGAGGACAGTGCACAGCTTTCCACCCGCCGGAGCGCCGCCACCTTCGACAACGAGATTTCACTGGCCGCGCAAAACAACGACATGGCCGCCGGGGAATCCGCCATCAGGACCGCTGTGGAAAGCGGGATCATGCTGCCGGAGGAAGCGGACGCGGCAAAACGCAAGCTCGGGCAACAAGTCACCTACAATTCCCTGCGCCAAGGCATCTCCACCGATCCACTGGCCGCGGAACGTCAATTCAATGATCCGGCCTTCAAGGCGGACATCACGCCGGAAGCGCGCGAGCGCCTGAAAAACGAGGCGGAACAGGAGGCCAACCGGTATCGGGCGGACTTCGCCAATGACATCATCATTTCCGGCAAGGCACCCACGGAGCAAGACCTGGCGGAAATGGAAGCCGCCGGCCAACTGGACAAGGCCACGCATGCGCGCTGGCTGACCAAGATCCGTTCTTCCGCATCCCCGGTGCATGATCCGGCGCTGTATGAGGAACAGTTTTCGATCATCAACGGATACGATCCGGCGCAAGATCCCAGCGGGCGGACGCTGGCGCAACTGCGGAACTCCATCGCATCCCAGAATCTGCCGGAGGCGGACATCAAGACGCTGAATGAAAAGCTCAATGACCGGCTGAATCCCACCACATCCAGCACGCCGAAAGCGAAGCTCTCGCGCGAGTTCTTCAACAAGATCGGCACGGATTTCACCCGCGGGGACTTCGGGAAATACCGCTTCCCGGTCGATCACGACAACAACCCGGCCACGGCTCCCATCACGCCGATCAACCGCGAGGAATACGACAAGGCATGGAAGCTGCGCGGGGAGTTTTCCCAGCAATGGCGCGCGGCGCTGGATGCCATGCCGGATAATGCCAGCTTTGAGCAAATCAACGGGTCCTATGAGTCGCTGAAAAAGTCGTTCAACGACAAGAAGCCGGTGCCGGATCTCAAGTTCTCGAAGCCGTCCACGCTGCCATTCGATCCCGCTGAGACGTATCGGAAAACCAGCGGGGCCACCTTCGGCGGACATCCAGTGAAAGCACCGGGCGTTCCCTACTCCGGCGCTGCGGCCACCGTCTTCGGCGGGCCGAACGATCCGGCGGACAATGGCCGGAGCGCCTTCGGCGGTGCCACGGGTCCGGGTGGGAAAGAGGGCACTGCGATTCCTCAAGCGCTGCTTTCCGCAAAGTTTCCCGGAAAGTCCAAGGAATGGATTTCCGAAAACGTCCGCACCGTCGTGCGCGGGCCGGATGGGCTCTTCCACTCGCTGCCGGTGGTGGATCTCGGGACGGCGGAATGGGTCTGGAACAAGAACGGCCGCCCGACTCTGGATCTCACGGAAGGTGCCGCCCGCGCCATTGGCGGGAAACCACGCTACACCGCAGGCGGAAAGCTCGCCGGAGTGGACGGGCTGCCGTCCTTGGACTTCGCCGTGGTATCAATTGATACCGGAAAGCCGCTGGCCGGATCATCGTGGGACGATGTGAAACAGGCGTGGTTCACCGCCAACAAGCCGACATCCAACGTCCAGATTGCCAACTCGCTCATCGCCCTGCGCGACGCCTGGCACCGGGCGAATGCGGATGCCGCCAACTGATTTCCCCATGATCACCGAAATTTTCAATCCAGCCGCGCCGGAGTCTGAACAAATCGCCTGGGCTGCCGGGCTTTCCCTGACCGATCCACCGGCGGACTTCGATGTCGCGCTTCCGGATGGCAGCACCGCCCGCCAGAAAGCGACGGAGACGTACAAGGCGTATTTCGAGCACCGGCAGGCCAAGGGGCTGGAACCGTTCCCGACGATGAAGGTGCAAGCCGCGGAGGCGATGCAGGGGGAATTCCGCAAGGCATACAGCGGGCTGGACACGCTGAAAGACAACCTCAAGCCGGAGCAATGGCAGCAACTCGAACTCGGCGGTGCCGGAAGCCAAGATCCGCAGGAATTCCACGCGCGGGCGATCAACGCGAATTTCTTCCGGTCGATGGTCGGCCGTGAGATCCCACCGGAAAATCTCTCCGCCGTGCGGGATGCGTACGCGCGCGATCAACTCGGGCTGCAAGGCGAGGTGACGGACAAGGCGGTGTATCAGGCCATCCAGTCCCGCCACCAACAGGACGATGCGGACGCCAAGGCGTTTTCCGCCACCCTGCAAGATCACATTGGCCGCCGGCTGGATACGATGGGCAAGGTAGACACCGCCGCCCCCACGGACATGAGTCAGACGCCGCAAGGCAAGGTGCCGGTCGGATGGACGCCGCCGAAAAAGTCTCTCGAATGGATTCCCACCACCGAGGACCGGGACAAGGCGCTGGAAGCCATCAGCGAACGCAACCGCCCGGCATTCCGCGCAAAGTGGAACGAGGCCCAGCGGGAAATCAACCGGCTGGCGCGCAAGGCTGCGCCGATGGTGGAGATGATGGCCGGGGCTGTAGAGCGTTTCCAAGGATCGGACCAACCGGACGCATGGACGCGGGAATTCATCGATCAATGGGCGGCCAAGCTGCCGGATGAACCCAAGGAGCGGGCCATGGTGCTGTCCATGCTGGGAAACAAGCTCTCGAACCTGCCAACGGACCAGACGGAAGCCTGGCGGCGCATTGGCCGTTCCGCATCGCGGGGCATGATGTCCGCCGTGGATTACATGAAGATCCAGACGGTGGCGCGTGGTCGGCAAATGGTGCGGACATTGCCATATGGCGACCCTAACAGCCTTGACGTCACATCCGACGCCGCGCGGAAACAGGAAAGCGCCCGGCGCGAACTGCTGGACGTGATCGAGGGCAACGGGCTGAAACTCTCGGATGCCACGGACAACTTTTTCACCCGCTCCGCGGTAGCCGGTGCTTCCTCGGCGTGGATGATTCCCGCGGCATTCCATCCCATCGGGCAGCTTGCTATCCAATCGACCATGGCCGGGCAGTCCACCCAGACTGCCATGCTGAACAATCCCGCCGGGCAGGAAGGGCTGCAAACGAATGCGGCGGAAGCCTCCGGCATGGTGCAAGCGGTGATCGAAACCCTCTCGAACACGTCCGGGGCCAAGATCATGCTCGGCAAGCTGCCGACGTTCACCGCGGCGCTGAACAAGGTCGGCATCGCCTCGCCGCTCGGCCGCGGGGTGCTGGGCTTCGCCGCCGGCGCCGCCGCCACCACCGGCATGGAATACACGGAGGAGGCGTTGCAAGGTGGGACGGATTTGCTCATGCAGGGACTCGCCGCCGATCTTTCCGGCCAGAAACCGGACATTGATTGGGGGAAATACTTCACCGATTGGGCCACCGCCGCGGGTCCGGAGCAACAGGAAACGCTCTTGGCCGTTTCCGCCTTCGGCATGATCGCCGGGGCCGGGGCATCGTTCAATCATTTCAGATACGGGTCCACGCTTCAGCGGAACAAGACGTTTCTGCGCGCCAACGGGCTGAGCGAACCGGAAGTGCGCGACGTGGTTTCCACCCAGGACGCGGACGCCGCCAGCCAAAAGGCCGCTGCCTATTTCGATCTGGCACAAGCGCGCGCCAAGGATTCCCCGGAAGAACAAGCCCGGCTCGCGGAATTGCGGAAAGAGGCCATCGCCGTGCTCAAGGCCAGCAATGAAGCCTACGCCGCCGCGGGAATGCCGCGCGTGGTGAAGGAAACCAACGATTTCACCGGCGAGGACCAGCACGTTTTCATTGATCCGGTGGCGGGCACGCGCAAGGCGTTCGAGAATGAGGACGACGCGCTGGGCGCATGGCAGGATTGGGCATCCGCGCAATCGGAGGAAAACATTGCCGCCATCCGCGAGGCGGGCGAGGCCGGGTTTCTGGATTACCTGACGGCGGAAGGCAGCGCCACGGAAGGCGTGAACGTGGAGCGCGTGAACAAGACCGTGACGCCGGCCACGGAACAGGCCGCCGCGGAAGCGGACGTGAAGGCTGCGGAGTCGGACGCCCGCAAAGCGATGACGCCCGCCCAGGAGCGCAAGGCGCGCGAGACTCTGGACGCCGCCAAGGAGCGGCTGGGCCATGTGAAATCCCGAGTGGAAATCTTCCTGCTGGAACGCGGCATCGATCCCGGAAACGCCGCGGCGGTTGGCCGGGCGATGAACAGCGTGGTGATCAAGGCCAAGAGTTTCGCTACCATGCTGCAAGGCCGGGTGGTGGGCTACACGGTGCAGCTTTTCAACGGTGCGGAGATTCAGGACATCGCGGAGGACTTTTCGGAAACGGCCATGAAGATGGCGGTCGAGGATGGTTTCGCCGATCCGGAAATCATCCTGGATGACATCCGCCGCTATGAGGCTGCCAGTGGCAATCAGGTGATCGCGCCTGGGTATGAATACGATCCCACCAACCGGCTGCCGCTGATCGAGGGCTTTTCCAAGCTCGCCCGCGGCGTGCTCATGGGCAACGTGCGTTCGGGGCTGCTGCCGCCGGAGGTGAGCGCGTGGATCGAAATGCAAGCCTCGCTGATGGCGGTTTCCGTGGATCTGGCCAAGCAAGGTGACCAACTTTCCATGGACGTGAAAACCGCCGGCGAACTCCGCGCGGCCATCGCCGCCGGGCAGGTGCCGAAGCGGTTGGAACGCCTGCTGCGCGATTCCCTCGGACTCGATCCGGAGCAACAACAACGCCGGCTGGAACAACGCATGGAGGAACAACTTGCCGCGGAGGCGATGGACGGTTTCCCGGAAATCTCCGACGTGATGAAAGGCCGTCTGCCGCATCCGGAGACGCTGCGCGAAAACTCCAACCCGCTATACGGTGAGGTCCGCCGGATCTGGGAAAGCCTGAAAAAGCCGACGAAGCGCCGCACGAAGGAAGGCAAGACCGTGGACCGCGTGAACGAGGCCAATGCCTACTTCCTCCCCGTGGGTGAAATGGTGGATCTGGACAACGTGCTGCAAGCCGTGAACGAGCGCGGGTTTTCCTTCGACACCATCACCGACATGCTGGACGCGCTGGATGTCTCGATTTCCTACGGAAAGCCGGTCTATGGCACGGCGAGCGTGGGTGATGAAAGCTGGGCGATGGGTGATGCTCCGTTGACCAGACTACGCGGAAAGAATGCCATCAAATTCAGCAATCCAATCGAGACGCCGCTGGGCAAAGTCATCGGTTATGAATGGCGATCGAAGCTTATCGAAGCGGATTCTGGCGGGCCGGAAGGAATGGTGCTGAAACGGGTTTCCGATTGGGACAAGGCAACAACCAATGCGGAAACCGGACGGGACATTGTTCACCATTTCACCATTGAAAAAGGCGACGGTGAGATTTCCACCGTGTCGCTTGAAAGCACGCTGAAATCCGCCGGAACATCAGCCAAGGATTTGAAATCACTGATCACCGCGGCTCGTCGCTTGCCCTTGCGTGAAGCCGAAATGCAGCAACTGACCGCTGATATTGCGGAATATCGGAAGCGCTATGATGCGGAAGAACGGCGT